ATGATTAATTATACATTTATATCAAACGCAACATTAATTAATTTATTAAATACAATATTAATTAATGGTGTATTATTTAGTGGTCTAACCTCTTTTGCTTTATTTTATTTAATTCATTGTTTTAATTTAACTAAATGCTATGTATGAAAATTGAATTTAAAGCTCTGGTGAACCTTTTGTGCCATCCCTCACACAAAACCCATCACATGCCCCGCACGCCCGTTGGCGGCAGACTGACCGAATGAATATTCTTATTGCTGGCCTTAAGCGCCTATTGGCTAACATTATCAGCCCTTTCATTCGGCACCGGTTTAGCTATAAGGTGCTGGAAACAAAAAAAGGTACCAACTAAAAGTTGATTTGGCTTAATCAGAAATAATCAGCCTACCCCGCTAGCATGGTGGGAAACCAACACCAGGGAAACCACCATGCAGCAATGGCAACCGGGCAAGCGCCTATTAACCGACTTCGATATTAAGATCGGCAAATTATCAGCCAGCGTACGAAAGCAGCAACTCACCGACCAAGATATACAGCGGGCCTGTTTTGAAACCGACAGAGCAATAGGCCGAATGATACAGGAGCAAGACCATGAGAAACGACCACGACATAATCACGAAAGAAGAGATGATTGAGTTGATCGGTCATCACTATAAAACCAAACAATGTGAATCTTTACACCGCTCTGGGATCTTTTCTATCCTGCGTCCAGATGGACACCCGAAAACAACTTGGGGTCATTTTTTGAATCCAATCAGTTTGCGCGGTAAGCCAGTGGAACCAGAAAAAGAAGAACCCAACTTTGAGGCTATGAACAGTGGCCGGTAAGCGCAAAAAACCCGAAGATGCCGCATTGCCCCCTCGGGTTTATCGTGGTAAATCCAAATATGAATTTCACCCTGCGCGTGGCGGCTCAGTATCTCTTTGTCCGCTAGATGCACCTATTTCTCAAATCTGGTCATGCTACGAAAAGATAAATAATGAGCCACTAGAAAAAACCAGCCTGAATAAACTCATTGAGCAATTTTTCCGCTCTGCTGATTTTAATGAGTTAGCCATTGAGACGCAGAAAGATTACCGCAAATATTCACTTAGGGTATTACCAGTATTCGGGAAAATGGAACCAGACAATATAAAACCTGAACATATCAGGAAATATATGGATAAACGCGGGATGGCCAGCAGAACACAAGCAAACCGTGAGAAAACTTTCCTCTCGCGAGTTTATCGTTGGGGGTATGAGCGGGGAATGGTGAAAGGCAATCCATGCAAAGGGGTTAAACAGTTTAAAGAGGTTAGTAGAGAAAGGTACATCACTGACGCGGAATATAACGCTCTCTACAATGTTGCACCGTTTATTGTAAAAGCTGCAATGGAACTTGCCTATCTTTGTTGTGCTCGGCAAGCGGACATCCTTGCCTTGAAAAAGTCACAGCTAATGGATAGCGGCGTATTTATACAGCAAGGGAAAACAGGCAAGAAGCAGATCAAGGCATGGACAGAAAGATTACAGCAGGCCATCAAGATTGCCGATGAAATAGAAATAGCGCCAGGAGTGAGCAGTATTTATGTACTGCATCAAAAATCAGGGCATGGTTACACAAGAGATGGTTTCAATAGTCGGTGGCGCAATGCAAAATTACTGGCCACAAAAACATTTCCTGAATTGGATTTTGACTTCACATTTCATGATTTAAAGGCAAAGGGAATATCCGATTTAGAGGGAACACTCGAAGAGAAGCAAGCTATTTCAGGGCATAAGAATACGGCTCAGACAGCAAGATATGACAGGAAAACAGAAATTGTGCCAGTGGTGGGCGGTCAGAAAAAGTGAGTTTTTATTCAGATTGCCAAAATCATGTTAGGAAATGATGTTAGGAACATCTTAGGAATGTGATTTCAGGCAAAAAAAACCCGCCTCACGGCGGTTAACGACATACTCATACTACTTTGTTTTACTTAGATTTGTTTCCATGGTGCCCGGGGCGGGACTTGAACCCGCACAGCCATAAGCCGAGGGATTTTAAAAACTCTCACGGCATTATGGAAATCAATCAGTTACGTAAAATCAGTAAGTTACCAAACACGATGGCGGGTTAGTTTGGGTTGTTGTGGTAATTGTAGACATACACTCATGAATTCCAAGTGAGCGACTTCCCTAACTCACCTAGAGAATTGGTAAGATCCTTATGACTCTTAACCTTTGGGTCAAAGTCATACTCTAATACCTTCAAATTCATAGTACTTTCAAGTATAGAACCAAAACTAGGTTTTATTTTCCCTTTGGCAGATAAGAAGTAATGCTCTCGGGCGTATCCTGCACTAAATTGAATATCTTCAAGCATTAATCTTATATCTGGATCATCTGTTCCACATCCGATGAATACAAAGGTATGAGTTAATATTAAGGAGCGTAATATATCATAAAACCAACGATGTTTAATCCTTGCAGCGGCATAGTCCTTGCGGCCAAATATCATATTCTCAACAGAATCTGTAGAACCATGTATTTTTATAACCACGCGCTGGTCGCCTCTAATAAAACGAGCCAAATCCATATCGTAGTAATTTTTTACAACAACTGTACCTCTTGATTTTGAAGCTGAATATATATCATATATTTTATCGAAATTAGGAGTAAGGACAATATTGGCATCTAGTTTATAGATATTCTCATGGATTTCATCTTCTCCATATCTTGGTGAAATATATTCCTTATGAATCAACGCGGAATATTCATCTCGAGAAATTTTACTTCTTATAATGTCAAGTGCCGTAAGATAATCATAGCTATCTAAATAGCCAGAAACTTCATCGTAAATATTAAATTTACCTGCTGCATCCTTTAAAAATTTAGCCCATGTTTGTGGTCTTGTAACTCCATCCTCACCAATAGAATTACTTGACACACCTGAGCCTAAAAATAAAACAACACGTTTATTTTCAAAATCAGAAATAAGGGCTTCCGGCCAATTTATCATCTCTTATCTCCAAATCCATGAAGGCGTAAGATCATATTATCAGCTATAATATGAAACATTTTTGCAGCTTCATCCACCTTCGCAAAATGTGCGCCAACAATACCATCAGCAGATTTTAATGAGAATATTGGTGCATGTGCAGTTTGTGACATTGGAACTAAACTATATAATGATGGAAATAATCCTAAATTGGCGGTTTCCACATCGCCCAGTCCAAAATCTTTTTCTAGATCTCGCATTTCATCTGGAAGTTGTCTTAATATTTTATCATAGGAATTTACTGCTCTACGTTCGCCCCTCACAATTTTTGTATTATATTGCTGAGTCACATACCCTAGAAACCTAGCTCTCCAATTAATATCTATTCCATCTTGGGAATAGGCAACCCCGTTTTTACTTCTATAAAATCTAAGACCGGCGTCTAAATTTAATCGCCATGAAGACAGAGATGAATATATATTATTTACTGCCATTAGACTAAAAAGATCAGCGGACATAGGTGTTAAAAACAAATCGACTCCCATCAGAATAGACCTATTAATTGCACCTAACGATGGTCCCATATCAACAAAAATAAAGTCATAATTATTAGCTAAAGATGATAATAAATGACTAAAAGCAAATGTAGTTTGTAATCCTCTTTCTTCGCCTAAAAGAGTATCTCCCCAGTCTTTGGCTAGTAAATCTTCTCTTAGTGCAAACATCGGATGTCCTGGTATAACATCCACCTTAAATCTTGGTGACTTCTCAACGGTAGGTGCTGCTGGTGAATAACCTTTACCTCTTGACACTGAATCATAATAACTAAATAAGTTTCCTTTTGTACTGTCTAGATAAATTTGCTCTAATCGTTCTTCAGGCAAAAGGTATGTTGTAGCGTTACTTTGTGGATCAGCGTCAATCACCAGAACTTTGGCCTGTCTAGAAATAGCGAAATGGCCTGCTAAATTACAAAGTAAGGTAGTTTTCCCTACACCACCTTTGTTATTAAAAAATGCAATACTAATCATAGAGGATCCTTTTACTTAATTATTAGCGGAAAACAATTTAACCGATCATATGGATTCAAACTCACTGCCGCTTCTAAATGATCCGGTGCAAAGTGGCTATAGCGCATGGTCATTTGGATAGTGGAGTGCCCGAGGATTTGTTGCAGTACTAATATATTGCCACCGTTCATCATAAAATGACTGGCGAATGTATGGCGTAGAACGTGGGTTAACTGGCCGGTAGGTAGCACCAGTTTAGCCCGGTCGATAGCTTGACCAAATGCATCATAGGCATTGGCGAATAAGCGCCCTTTCATCTTTGGAATTAGTTTATGCAGTTCCGCAGAAATAGGGACTGTGCGGTTCTTTTTACTCTTGGTGTTGATATAAGTAATTTTATTTGGCATCACCTGAGCTTGTCTTAGTTGCTCCGCTTCACTCCAGCGTGCACCGGTAGCCAGACAGATACGAACGATGATACCGAGATCTTTGTTACTGGAACTGTCACACTCATGCAGCAGACGCTTAATATCGTCCTCATAAAGGAAAGTTAATTCGTTTTCACTTTCACGAAATAACCTGACACCATCCAGCGGATTCGCATGATTCCAATGCCCTAGCCTTTTCAACTCATTAAACACAGCTCGCAGATAAGCATGTTCGCGGTTGACCGTTGCCTCTTTTGGCGGTTTAACGATTCCGTGTTTTGGCTTACGACTAAACTCACCGGCTAAACGCTGCTTGCGGTATTTGGCGAACACTTCCCGGTCAAAATCGGCAACAGCAGGATCGCCCAAGTTATCACACAGGATATTGAGTTTATCTAATCTTGCTTTGCCGTCACTCAAAGAGCGCCCGTGGAGTTCATACCACTGACCGACCAATGTTTTTAACCTCTGCGCGGCAGTCTCTGCCGGTGTGTAGTCAATATCCAGATCACCACGTTGCGCTAACTGCTCACGTTCAAAGCGCAACGCCTCGCCGCGAGTAACAAAGGTTTTCCTAACCCGCTTACTGTCACGGCCATCTGAGTAAAAATCACAGACCCACTTCCCGTTAGGTAACTTCCGTACTGCCATAAATAAGTCCTCAAGAATAATCCCTTGGGCCTATTTACTGTATATAAAAACAGTAGTCAATGTTTGATATGCAACACGACAAACATCTGATTAAAAACTAACGTGTACAGGTTTTCTTTGATTTACTGATAGAGCCATCATTACAGACAAATTTCCCATTTTCACAATGGGATACCCCTCCCTTTTTACCGGAACAGGGATAGTTTTTTGCCATAGTGATCGTAGGTAAAGATAAAAGAAGAATACCGATTACAGCACTAGCTAATAATTTCATTAGATTATTATTCCATTAGTGCGTCGATTACTTTTTAGCGCCGACTATTAATAGCCAGTAATTTCACCAACAACTTTCGCCAATATGCTGACTTCACTAACCGGCCAATTGACATCATTGATACGCCATACATCACCCGGTAAACGGGTAAGCTCACTGATAGATACAACTCCCGCTTTTTCAATAAGCCACAGGCCATCAATGATTTTCTTGAATTGATGCTCAACCAGAAATGAACTCTTGGCATTAGGTGACGAAATTAACTCAGGTTCATCTATCTGTACTGGAAGTAATTCAGGATCAAGTAATACGGGGTTGGCATCGGTTAACAACCCATCAATCAACTTTCTGTGCTGAATTAATTTAGCGTGTTCTTTTTCATTAGTAGCTTTGTTGGCTTCCCATGGTTCTCCTTCCCCAGTTGCTAACCATTGCAAAGATGCGCCCGTTTCAAGTGCGCACTGAACAATTTCTTTGCCGGGAAAATACCCACGTTTGATCCACGTGCTTACTGTTCCATGACCAACGCCTATTTTTCCCACAAGCTCACGTTGTGTTGAAAAACCGTAGGCTTTCAATAACCTATCAACAACAGCCTGTCCGCCACTAAAAACCATTCAATATTCCCGCCAAAATAACATTGACTCGTACAACTTTGAGGATTAAATTCCTCATTATTGAACGCAGACACAAATTAACCCGCATTAACCACACATTACAGGATGCACCATGATTCAAAACCTTGCAATCACAGTAACCTCGCCTTATTTATCCCTGCCAGAGTTCTCAAAATTGAGCGGAATCCCTTATGAAACCTGCCGTGGCATGGTGAAAGATGGTCGTCTACCTATCCGCCAGAAAGTTCGCAAAATGGAAAAGGTTCTCGTAAATATGATCGCTCTCACTAAAGAAGCGGCAAACCAGTAATGTTCGATATTCAAATTTGCCAACTGATTGTCGGCATATGTGAGGAAGTAAGCCATGTTTGATTTTTCAGTGTCCAAACATCCGCACTTTGATAACGCCTGCCGCCAGTTTGCGTTAAAACACAACTTAGTCGAGCTAGCAGCAAACGCAGGAATAGCGGCGCAAGTTCTGCGTAACAAATTGAATCCTGACCAGCCGCACCGTTTGACCGTAGACGAGCTGTTACGCATCACCGACCTGACCGAAGACCCAACGTTATTAGACGGTCTGCTATCACAAATCAATTGCATGCCATCTGTGCCAGTCAATGAAGCCTGCCCCGGCAATATCCCGACATATGCGTTACATGCTACTGCCGCCGTGGGTTCTATTGCTGCCGCTGCGGTACAAGGCAATCACAAAACAGCATTCAGCAAATCTGCTCTGCTGGATAGCGTCAATACTGCGATTCGCCACCTGTCACTAATTGGCCTGACAGTGCAGGCGCGCATTCAATCAACCCCTGCGCTTGCTTCAACCGTTGATGTTATTAGCGGCTTGAGTGCTGTCGCCGGTTTGAGTTGAGGTGTCTTTATGATTATTTCTATTGCTCCACTATTAAAACAGCAAAGCCCGGTAAACCTGCGCCATTTCGGCCACGGTATGCTGGAGTTGAAGAACGGCCAGCGCTGGAAGCCGGGAAGTAATCAAAAGGTGCTTTTACAAGAATTGTCCTCTGCAAAGAAGACGCCAATATTACGCCGCCTGTTCGGGCGTTGATTGGGGGTTATATGCTGCAATTAACGGAAGCTGAAAAATTAAGAATGACGGGTATTGCCCGTATTACTGAGTTTAAAGAAAAGTATTTACGCAATAGAAAAAATGTTGCTCAAGAGGCTTTTGATAAATCGCCTGCACATTTGCGTAAAACAATCTGTTTTCATGCTGGCTTAAAAAGTCGTCATGTGAATATGCAGTTTTCAGAATTAAGTCCGACAGAAAGAGAAAGTGTAGTTGAAGCGTTGAATTACTTAATTGAGTTCACTCGTTCATTACCACCATTTATTAGTAATGATGACTGCACTCTGAATATTATTAACTAACCAAAGTCGCAATATATGGCGTTTTACTCGCCGGGTTTCGTATTGCCTAAAAACAGGAGTTATTTATGCCGAATACAGCACAAAATATATGGGTGTTCGTAGACCCCGCAAAGCCGGGCAGGGAGAGCACAATCAAAATGACGTCAGTTGAATCAATGGAGCTAATGCTCAATGAAGCTCGCATGGACGAAAGAAAGAATCAGGCCGTTATCGTTTCAAACTATATAGAAACCATGGCCGCAAAAATCCTTAATCGTGAAATGAACTGTAAAGAAGTGGCAGAACTTCTCTATCAGGTTGCAGAAAGAATGATTAATCAATCTCACGAACAGCACTAACGGATAATTATATGAATATTAAAATTGGTGAAAAGTACGTTGTTACTTCTGACAGCCTGCAATTTATTCTTAATGAAGTAAAAGTAAGTCAGAAAGGTAAAAGTGAGGGGCAGGAACGTTTAGAGCCTATTGCTTATTATCCAACTATTGCACAACTGGTCGAGGGATTAATAAAACGCAATGTAGGTGAAGCACAGATTAATAGTTTTGCGTCATTGGGTAATGAAATTGGTCGCATTGGTAAGTTATGTCAAGCCGCATTCTCATCTGTGAATAAGGGCTAATTCATGATTGATAGCCGCTGCTTTGCATCTGATGCAATCAATGTCGTCAGCATCTCTGGCGGAAAAGATTCATTGGCACAATCGCTTTTAGCCCGTGAGGCCGGTGTGAGCCACATCCGGGCGATTGCTGATACGGGACATGAGCACCCGCAAACAATGGAATATTTGGATTATCTGGAAAACCAACTGGGGCCAATTGTCCGTGTCAAAGCGGACTTTACCCGACAAATTAACGGTAAGCGTGATTTTATTGCCCGCGTGTGGCCGTCCACGTTAGTTACTGAGTGCGGTATGTCACCTGACCAAGCTGCGGAACGGGTCGCAGAAGCTCTTGAGATTCTACACCCTACTGGCATCCCCTTTCTCGACCTGTGTATGTGGAAAGGCCGCTTTCCATCAACCAAAGCCCGTTTTTGTACGTTCGAACTGAAACATGCGCCAATCCGTGACCAAATTGTCATTCCCATGCTGGAAAAATATGACGAGGTGATTTCTTGGCAAGGTGTACGCGCTCAGGAATCACCTGGCCGCGCCTTGCTGCCTGAATGGGAAACGGACGCAGATGATACACCCGGATTAAATGTCTACCGTCCTATCCTTAACTGGACGCATGAGGAAGTTTTTGCACTGGCTAAACATCACGGAATTAAACCCAACCCTTTATATCAACAGGGTTGTAGTCGGGTCGGCTGCATGCCATGCATCCATGCCAGAAAATCCGAATTAGCGGAAATATTCAGCCGCTGGCCGGAAGAAATAGCGCGTGTAGCACGTTGGGAAAGATTGGTTGCATCATGTTCGCGTCGTGGAAACTCAACCTTTTTCCCATCAACTCAGGATCCGCGCAAATCTGAACGCCGGATTGAATGCATTTCTATTGAATCACACGGCATTGAAACCTACCGAGATTGGGCCTTAACCACTCGCGGCGGTAGTCAATTCGATTTGCTGGCTTCCGCAAATGACCACGCCGTCTGTAATAGTGTTTATGCCGGTGTCTGTGAATGAGTCATGGCCTGCGTGGACGCATTGCCCCAACTCCGCCGTTGCCTTATCCGGGCAGCGGCGCTGCTGTTCCTGCTTATGCCTACCCCGGCAGCAAACCTCGCGAAACCTTGCAAGGGCCAGAAAGACCGCTTACCCGTGAACAATTTATTCAGGGGCAAGCCGTTTTAGACAAAATCAATAACCTGCCACATTTCCTGCGTGATCAGTTTATTTCCCGCCACAGTTTTCTCTTAGCCAATAAGGGACTACTGGCCGCGAATAAATGGCTAATTTTTGTTTTTGAGCAGCGTATTTGGCCGCGTATTCAGGTGGTTAACACCAAGAATTTCATGGTCACCAAGTACCTACGGGAATTCTCGCTAGAACCAGAAGACTACGACAAATTACCGGGACTGCACAACAAAGAGCTACGCCGCTTGGCCCGTCAAATTTCTGACGAACTAATGATGTTCTTTGACCATTATTGCGATCAGTGTGTTGCTACCAATCAGGGCGATCGTTCCATTTTGTTGACGCTAGACACACAGATGCGGGTTTTCGGCAAGCTGGGGCGATTCGCTCGTGCTTTCCACGTCACCCCGATGCACTGGCGCAAATACCTGAAAGGCCGTTTAGATATCACGTCTGCTATCGCCAGCCTGTCACGGCTGGTTAATCCTGAATGGTGGGAACGTAAACTCAAAGCACAACGCACCCGCTGGCGGGAAGCGTTATTGATTGCTGTCGGTAATGTCAGCCGGGATATGTCGGCCTCTTCTTATGCCAGTAAGCAGGCCATCCGTGAAGTGTTCGCCCGTCGCCAGTCTAATTTGGAATACCTAAAAAGCTGCCAGTTAGAAAACATTGAAACCGGTGAGCGCATCGACCTGATTGATAAGGTGATGGCGAGTATTTCTAATCCAGAAATTCGCCGTATGGAGCTAATGAGCACCATTGCTGGTATCGAAAAATATGCAGCTTCACAGAAGCACGTCGGTATGTTTCTGACTATCACCACCCCGTCAAAATATCACCCGACCCGCCTTATAGGTAAAGGGGATAGCACAAAAATCCAGCTTAACCATAAGTGGGACGATGAAGCCTATTCCCCCAAAGACGGTCAGCAATATCTCTGTAACATTTGGAGCAAAATGCGCACCTCCTTTAAAGACAATAAATTAAGCGTCTACGGAATGCGGGTCGTTGAGCCGCACCATGACGGCACCCCGCACTGGCACATGATGCTGTTTTGTGAGCGAAGGCAGCGCCAGCAGATTATCGACATCATGCGCCGCTATGCGTTGAAAGAAGACAGTGACGAGCGCGGAGCCGCTAAATACCGCTTTGAATGCAAGCACCTGAACAAAGGCGGGGCCGCTGGTTACATCGCTAAATACATTGCCAAGAATATCGATGGCTATGCGCTTGAGGGTGAACGTGACCATGAAACCGGTGAGTTGCTAACCGATTCCGCTGCGGCGGTTACAGCATGGGCGGCAACGTGGCGCATCCCTCAGTTTCGCCCAATGGGTATTCCCTCCATGGGAGCCTATCGCGAGTGTCGCCGCATTCGTTTTATCAGTCTGGCGGAGTCGTTTGACGAAACCGTGGAAGCCGTGCGCCATGCGGCTGACGAGGGTGATTTTGCGGCCTACATCGCCGCACAGGGTGGAACCAATAGTGGTAATCAGACTGTGCGTGTAGCCAAGCGTATCGCCGATGAACTCAACGCCTACGATGAGGAAGTACAGAAAGTCGTGGGTATCTATGCGCCGCATTTGGGCGCTGACCATGTTCATGAAACCCGCACAGCCCAATGGCGCATCGTTTCGGGTGCCGTTGACGTTGAGCCTTTGACGTTGAAAAGCGCCTCTGGCGCGCCTCGGAGTCCTGTCAATAACTGTGGGTTAGGTGGAAGCACCCGAGCGCCAAATGACCCCAACGGGCAGGCTAAAACGCCTGTGATGGCGATGGAATACCCACCGGATGCCGTTATTGACTGGTCGGACACTGCCGCCGTAAAGGCGATTGTGGCCCGCATTAAAGAGAAACAGCCAACGATAAGCAAGATACAACGCAGTTATAACCCCACCAAGGGCCGACTTATTGCGCCATCGGCCCGTTTAACCCGCGAAGAACGCCAGCGCATCCCACAAATCCGCAACGATTTACTGTTGAAAGATATCAGCGCCCAACGCTGGGTACTGGAATCGTTAGCCCGTGGGGCCAAAATGTCTGTTGGTGATGCTGTTATCCATTATCCGGCCTTGTCCGACTGGCCGGAATTCGATGATTAATCTACCTGTGAGGAAAACCATGACTAAAACCGCCGCAACTACCCGCAAACAGGCACAGCGCCAGCGTGATAAATCTGCCGGTATCAATGAAATCCGCGCCCGACTTGAACCAGAAGAATACGCCATGCTGATCGAGGGCATGGCCGCCCGGCGTCTGTTCCGGCCAGCCTATGATTTACCAGAATATATCGCGCTGCTTATTCGGCAAGATAACCTGCGACTAAAAGAGCAACTGGCCGAGATGGGTAAACAACGTTGCGGAAAATGTGGCGATACCTTGCCGGGCGATCCTAATGGATGCTGTTTGCGGGGTGAGGCTGCTTGCTGGCAGACCAAAGGCATTAACAGCCTATTAATTAGCGAAATTAAACCATTGTGACGCGTCACAGCGGATTACTTTTACAACATATAGCGCGTCACAAGCATCTGATTTAGCTAAATAGCCGTATACGGTATTGACCTTAATATTCTTTTACTTAATACTGTATATAAATACAGTATAATAAGGAGCCTGCATGGAACACATTGATAAGATAGAACTAACGCTAACAAGAATTAAATTTATTGCTGAAGTTTCGCAAGTTGCACAGTGCAGTAATAGTGAGTTTCTTGTCGCCATGTCGTTGATATCAGACCTGACCAGCCAGATAGTGACGAGCCAAAATTATGATGAGATTTTCTATAACGCCGACGGCAAAAAGTCCCACTGATAAATTCCCCATAAAATGATGCATGTGTGGCCCCCCCATCGTGATTTGGGTCATGCATGCATATAGTGCATGATTCCGCATGTCGATCCCCTCTCCTATTTCCCCTGCTAGCCCCAGTCCCGGCGCGGTTCTCACCACCTCATGCAAGTGCATGAAAAGCGACCTGCAAAGCGCGCAGGCGTGGCGGGGATAGCATTGCGCGCAAAGGGTTTTGATACCCTTACTTATAGATCTTGGGCGGGCCGTAGTGCTGCGTTCGGTTGGGTTGGGAATCAATGCGTGTTCATGGGGTGCAAGGGCGTGGCGGGCGTCTGGTGGCGTATGGCGCGAGGTGTTGGAAATACCATTCTCTTGAATCAAAATAGTATGAGATGTAGGGATGCCTTGCATCCTCTACGATATAAAAAATTGGTGATATAATATAAAATCTTTCGAGTCATATCGGGAATAATGATGAACGCCCTGACAATCTCGCTTGTTACTATAATGATACCCGGTGTCATTATGGCTATGATTTACGATACCTACACGCAGCATAAAGCTTGGGATTCATTTCGCTACATACTGATGTCAGTAGTTTTCGGTATTTTAACTTATCTGTCTATGCAGGCTGTTATCTCTATTTATCAGTTTTTTGATGGTATCAAGGATACTAAAAATATTGTCTGGTATACGTTGTCTGTTTGGTCTGCCGCTAGTGGAGGACAGATAAAAATTTCCCCTCTGGAAATCGCTGCTGGCGGAGTAATATCCATTCCTCTGGGCTTATTCGCTGTTTACCTGAACACCAAAAGAAGTCTTCATACGTTTCTACTTAAGAAAGGTATTTCAAATAAGTATGGCGATGACAATGTTTTTATCCGATCGGTTGAGCTAATGTATGAACGTTCTGGCCAATGTTATGTTGTATTGCGCGATGAAGATATGATCATCAGTGGTCAAATCTATCTTTATAACGAAAATGAGAAAACCCAAGAGATAGGACTTCTAAATGCAACAGTGTCAGAGGCAAGCACTCAGAAAGTTTTATTCACGACCAATTTTATTTATCTGTCAAAAGAATACGGCAAAATAATGATCTTTGAAAATATACTGGAGAATAGTAATGACCAATAGTAAAGATGGCGCTAACGGTTCTAGACAAACACTGGCTGACGGGCAACAGACTTTTGCTTACGATGGTTTTCAGAGACCACTGGTAGGACGTGAAGGTTTACAGACTAATGGAAGACAACTTGGTAACGGCAGTCTAAATGGTTCTACCAAGCCTAACTCAGCAACGTCTCAGGGATTTACTCCTATGGCACCAGCGCCAAAGTTACCACCTCTGAAAGGTAAATAAACCAAGTTGTGTAATGTTAGCAGCATGAAGAGTGCCACCATCGAAATGGCGGCACTCTTCAAAACTGTAAGGTCGATATATAAATATTAATCCTCGCTTATCAGTTCATAAGGCTTGAACCGGATCACCTCTTCCCCTATCCAGTCATTCACCTCTTTCAATCGTTCTTGCAACGGCGTTAACTCGTTACGGACAAACACTTGTGAGGCTTTCGCCACGTCACCGAAACCGCCGGTATTGTTGGGAATAATCCCCATCATCTGCGGTGGCACCCGGTGCACACTGAGCAGGTCGTCGCGGGTGGCGTTCTTGATATTAAAAAAGTCATCTTTGGTGGCGACTTCGCTCAACGGTAAAATCTGGATACCGTCTTTTTTGCCATTAGGCGCGTACATAAACAGGTTGCGGAAATTGCCTAACCCTTTGGTGTCGCGCATCGCTTTACGCATTGCCTCAATATCGCTGCTACTTTGCGCCGCATCAGTCATATACAGGATGTATCCCGCGTGAGCGCCGTTCTGGTAATACTTGCGGCGAAACAGCGTGGCCGCTTCATTGAGCCAAGCCGAATTTAAACCGCTGAGGTATTCCGGTAAACCGTAAAGCTCCTGATTGATATCCGGTTCTATCAGGTGGAAAACGCTCCCAGCGGCGAACAGGTGTTCATCTTTCCAGTTCTGGACAAACCAATAGCAATCTTTTTCTAATCCACGTCGGGTGTACTTGGCCGGGCTGGGGTCGAGGCGCAGTGGTGCGCCCAGTTGGTTACGGCGCACCTCTAAAAACGCATTGCCGAACACCAGATAATCCAGCGCATAGCGGCTAAATGCCTGCTGACTGAGCATTGCATGAGGGGTAAATGTGCTTGCCAGTATGTTGCGTTTCACATACAGCGGTGAGCTGTGATGCACCGCCGCCCGGAAGCTGCGCGCCAACCCATCAAAGCTGATAGGTGGGTCATACCATTTACCGTTACTGGTGCATTCGATGTAATCCAGTATTTCCCGCTTGTCGAGCACGGCGGAAGGTTCGCCAAAGGTGAACGCCTCCACCGGCTGCTGTTGGCTGGCGGTGTGATTGGTGACAGGTCGGCTTAATGCCTTGCGGCCTTTGCGCTTACTCATCCGTAAAACTCCAAGAAGTTAGGGCTGTGACCGCCATATGTCGCGGTAAGGGGTTCATTTAACAGGGCGTGCATAATCGCCCACGCCACATCGGCGTGGCTGGCTTCTTCGCTGCGGCTGGCAACATAAGTCGAACTCTTGCCGCTGGCAGTCATGGTTTTGCGAATGGCCATAAATGACTGGGTGATATCGGTGTGGCCGGTGTCATATTCCAGACGGCCGTTATTGATGGTGTGTTTGGCTTTCAGCACCATGGCGGTTTTGATTTCAGGGGTGTATTTGATTTCCCTTGCGGCCGGGAAGAACTGGCGCACCAACTGGAAAACACCTTGCCCAACGGTAGTCGCATCAATACCGATGTATTCCACACAATATTTCTGCGTCAATTCTTCGATATGTTTCGCCTGTGCTTCAAAATCCATCCCTTTCCACTGGTGGCGCTCCAACACGCGGAACTTGCCGCCCGGCACCATTGGCGGCGCGATCACCGCACACCCGGCACTGTCACCGCCGTTGGCCTCGGACGGGTCGTAACCAATCCACACCGGGCGATAACCAAACGGCCGCAACGAATACGGGTTGTAGTCTTCCCACTCTTCCAGACTGTCGACCATGCAAGCCTGCAACTCGGCGAACGGGAACACCGACGCTTGATCGTCTACAAATTCGCACATCAACAGGTTTTGATATTCTGACGGGCCGTATTCCAGTGAGAGCTGGTTAAGGTCAAACAGGTTACAACCGCCCGCCAGTGCATCTTCTACCGTGACAATCTGCCGCCACTGACCATCAGCACACAGCGCGCCACGGGCCAAATGGCTGTGGCTGAGATCCAGTTGGATATGGTCGGATTTATTACGGCGGCCTTTATTGAACAGTTCGCCAGACCAGAACGGATAGGCGCTGCGGGCCAGACTCGACGGCGTGGAGAAATAGGTGGTACGCCATTTTTTGTGTAATGACATGCCGCTGGCGACTTTGCGCAATTCCTGAAACTTGGGTATCCAGAAATATTCGTCAAGATAGAGATTGCCGGTGTAGCTCTGCGCGGTGCGTACGTTAGTGCCGAGGAAGAATAGGCGCGCCCCGTTCGGCAGCACCATCGGGTCACCTTTCAGGTCAACGTCAACCATGCGGGCAAAGTCGATAATGTAGCTTTTGAACACATGCGCCTGTGCCTTACTGGCGGACAGGAATATCTGGTTACGTCCGGTTTTGATAGCGTCCAGCAGCGCTTCGCGGGCAAAGAAGAAGGTTGCCCCAATCTGGCGCGATTTCAGGATATTGCGGATGCGGTGAGTGAGTCCGGCCTCAAACCAGTTGCGCTGATAATCAAAGATATTTTCGTGAAAAATGGATTCCAGCTTTTCAACGGCGGATTCACCGAACAGGTTTTTATCCGGGGTCTTGCGATCCCCTTTGTTGCGGTTCGCCACATTCGGGTTTAAATCAGCTTCGCTGCCGGTCTGGCTGTAGCGGTTTACCCGCGCCAGCCGTTCAATCTGGCGGCCTAACAGGTCAATCTCTTTAAAGTCCCGCCCCTCTTTGGCGTCTTTCATGATGAGCTGAATCAACCGCGCTTCCATGCTGGTTTCCACGCGGGAAATGGGCGCAATGGCGTCCCACCCGTCGCGCTTCTTCCAGCTCTGCACAGTCGGCGATTTCAGGGCCAGCGTGTCCGCAATCTGGCGCACAGAAAAGCCCTGCCAGTAAAGCAAGGCCGCCTGTCGCCGTGGGTCGCTGATGATGGTGCTCGGTGTCGTATTCATGCCATTAGGCTACGCGACCAGCCCGACCCTCTGCGCGTCCTCGCTGTTGTGCCAGCCCCGTCACAACTGGCTTTCGTTGTTGCCGCCCCCCTCAGTCTGGAAACTAAGCCCCGTACCAAACCACCCACATTAAATGGAGCCGCTCATGGCTAAGAAAGTCTCTAAGTATTTTCGTATCGGCGTTGAGGGTGATACCTGCGACGGGCGAGTGATTGACGCTGACGATATCAACCAGATGGCTGAGTCATTTGACCCGCGTGTCTACGGTTGCCGCATCAATCTGGAACATCTGAAAAGTTATTTCCCTGACAGCCCTTTCCGCCGTTATGGCGATGTATCAGCACTTAAAGCGGAAACCATTGAAGACGATTCCATCCTGAACGGTAAGCGTGCGTTGTTCGCCCAAATCAGCCCAACTGATGATTTGGTGCAGATGAACAAAGCCCTACAGAAAATCTATACCTCCATGGAAATTCGTCCGAACTTTGCCAATACCGGTAAAGCCTATCTGGTCGGGCTGGCCGTGACCGATGACCCCGCCAGCCTCGGTACTGAAATGCTGGAATTCAGCGCCAAAGCCAAACACAACCCACTGGCCGCCCGTAAATCTAACCCGGAAAACTTGTTCTCGGCAGCGGTTGAAGTGCAACTGGAGTTTGAAGACGTGGCCGAGCCGGGTGTCACCTTACTCAGCATGGTGAAGTCAGTATTCAGTCGTAAACAGGCAACCGATGACGCCCGTTTTAATGATGTGCATGAGGCGGTGAATGCCGTGGCAGTGCATGTGCAGGAACAGGGGGAAACCATTGAAGCCCGCTTTACCGCCATTGAGAAACAACTCACTGACAACGTGGTGGAGCTGAAACAGAGCATCGAAAAGGGAAAGCAAGGCGTTTCATCCCTCGAAAACAAACTTTCTATCGCTGAAAACTTTAACCAGACCAAGCGCCCGGAATCCACTGGTGTCAGTGGTCAAGCCGACGTGCTGACTGACTGCTAATCAGGGTCACAGGCCGCCCGTTGTGCGGTCACGTTGTTATTTCACCATTACATTATTTAACTGAATCAGGATTATTATGCGCCCAGCAACCCGTTTTAAATTTAATGCCTATCTGACCCGTCAAGCCGAGCTGAACGGGGTCGCAACCGGCGATTTGAATAAAAAATTCAGCGTTGAACCATCCGTCACGCAAACCATCATGACCCGCGTCCAAGAGTCCTCTGATTTCCTAAGCAGCATCAATATTGTGCCCGTCGCCGAGTTGACCGCTGAAAAAGTCGGCCTCGGTGTGAATGGCACAGTTGCCAGTACCACCGATACTGACGGCGGAGACGAGCGCGAAACTGCCGAGTTTGCCTCACTGGACAGTGAGAAATATTTCTGTGAACAGGTGAACTACGACTTCCACATCCGCTATAGCACCCTCGATATGTGGGCGCGTTATCTGGACTTCCAGACTCGCTTGCGCGACGCCATTATCAAGCGGCAGGCGCTAGACCGTATTATGGCGGGTTTCAATGGCACCCATCGCGCCAAAACATCCAATCGCGCGCAGTTTCCTATGTTGGAAGACCTTGCTGTGGGCTGGTTGCAAAAATACCGTAATAACGCACCGGCCCGTGTGATGAGTAAAGTCGTCGGGGAAGATGGTGAATTGGTGTCAGATAAGATTCGTGTTGGTGAGGGCGGTGATTACCTCAATCTTGATGCACTGGTTATGGATGCTGCCAGCTCGATGATTGCCGAATGGTATCAGGAAGACCCCGGCCTTGTTGTCCTGACAGGTCGCAATCTGATGCAGGATAAGTATTTCCCGCTGGTCAACAAAGCGCAGGAAAACAGCGAATCCCTTGCTGCTGACATGATTATCAGCCAAAAACGTATCGGTAACTTGCCCGCTGTCAGTGCGCCTTATTTCCCAGCCAATGCATTCATGATCACCCGCCTTGATAACCTGTCTATCTACTGGCTGGAAGACTCACACCGCCGCCATATTGATGAGGTTGCTAAACGTGACCGTATCGAAAACTACGAATCTATTAAAGAGGATTATGTGGTGGAAGATTACGCCGGGGGTTGTCTGGTGGAAAACATCGTTATCTTACCGCCACCGAAAAAAGCCGAACCGGAACCTGTAGCAGATAAAAAAGCCGAGTCTGAGGCGCCTAACTACGATGGTCTAGCTGCCGCGATTATTGCCGCAGTAAAAGTGGTGGCTAACCCGGATGAAACTAAGCCGGAAGCCACAACCAACGCCGAGAACGCGACGGAAACTACAGGCGAAGCATCGGCCGCAAAAGGGAGCAAATAAGCCATGACCAGTCCTGCGCGCCGCCATTTTATCCAACAGTCGGCCATTGCCGCCTCACAGCTACGGGATAACCCGTTGCGCCATGCCACCGGCTACGAGCTGATGTTGCTCAAGCTCAATGAAGATAAACGCAAGCTGAAACAGGTGCGTTCAAATGAACGTAAAGCCGAGCTGAAGCGGCAGTTATTGCCGGAGTACATGCCGTGGGTGTCGGGTGTGTTAAGTGAGGGGAAAGGCGCGCAGGACGCCATTTTAATGACGATCATGATTTGGCGTCTGGATGCCGGGGATATCCCCGGTGCACTGGATATCGCCCGTTATGCCCTGCGTTATCAGTTAGTGCCAACAGACCGTTTTACCCGTTCTACCGCTTACCTGATTGCCGAGGAAGTGGCCGAGTCTGCCGGGCGCGCCTATGCCACCGGTAAGCCGGTTGACGTTGACCACCTGCTGCAAACCATTGAGCTAATGGAAGAGGAAGACATGCCCGACCAGGTGCGGGCCAAACTGCACAAAATGACCGGGTATGTGCTGCGTGACAGTGACCGGGGCGAACTGGCCCTGAGCCACCTTCACCGTGCACTCCAACTGCATACCGGTTGTGGCGTCAAGAAAGACATTGAGCGACTGGCCGTGAAGTTAAAGAACGCCGCCAGCCGCTAAACCGAACGCTCCCCGAGCCGGGCGGCACGATGGCCGCAACAGAGTTTACTTTGTTAACGCCGTCGTCCACCGCCCACCCATTCTGATATTGAGGTTGCCATGACCACTGTTGTTATCCCCGCGCCACGGCCTGACAAAACGGCCGAACCGGTGATTGAAAATACCTTTTTCTGGCCTGCGGTTGACCCGATAAAACTGCGCGAGCTGTTGCGCCTTGAGGGAACCGTCACCGCCGAGCGCCTGCGCTTCACCATCAAAGGCGCTATTGCCGAGGTTAACGCCGAACTGTACGAGTACCGCCGTGACCAGATGGCGGCAGGCTTTAAAACACTGGCCGAGGTGCAGGCCGAGCAACTGGACGGCGAGAGCATCCAGTTGGCCGAGTACCAGCGCGCGGTCTGTGCCATTACGGCCGCACTGTTGGCCGAGCGTTATCGCGGCTATGACGCCAGCGCGCGCGGTGATAAACGTGCGGAAGCCATTGAAAGTACGGTTGATGAGTTATGGCGTGATGCGCGGATTAGCATTCGCAACATTGCCGGTAAGCCTCACAACATTATTGGCCTTATCTGATGCAGGTCAACGCGTTGCAAGGCGACACGCTCGACGCATTGTGCTGGCGCTATTACGGGCGCACGCAAGATGTGCTGGAGCAAGTCTATGACGCGAATCCGGGGCTGTCGGAACTGGGGGCCATTCTGCCGCATGATTATCCGGTGGAGTTGCCCGACATGGCCCCGGCAGCCCAACGTGAAACCGTTCAATTATGGGATTGAAAATGGAGAAATTTAGCTCTGCGGTAGCCTATGTCTTGGCGCTGGTACTGGCGTTTATTGGCGCACTGAGTCCGCAAGATATCGCGTTTTATGTGGCGGCGGTGGCCGCTGCGGCGACCTGTTTTATCAACTGGTACTACCGGCGCAAGAGCTATTTCTTGCTAAAAGAGTTGGCTATCAGGCGGGAGGTGTTCGATGAACTCAATCGTTAAGCGCTGTTTGATCGGGGCGATTCTGGCGCTGGCAGCCACCTTGCCAAATTACCAGTCGCTCAACACATCGCCCGCAGGGCTAAAACTGATCGCCGATTATGAGGGCTGCCAGCTCAACGCCTATCAGTGCAGCGCCAACGTCTGGACAAATGGCATCGGTCACACGGCCGGGGTTAAGCCGGGCAGTGTTATCAGTGAGCGACAGGTGGCGGTCAATCTGGTTGCTGACGTGCAGCGGGTCGAACGGGCAATGGCGGTCTGTATGCCGATTACCATGCCGCAACCGGTCTATGACGCGGTGGTGTCGTTCGCCTTTAACGTGGGTACGGGGGCGGCCTGTCGCTCGACGCTGGCCTCTTTTGTCAACAAGGGCGACTGGCGCAGCGCCTGCAATCAGTTGCCGCGCTGGGTCTATGTCAATGGCGTGAAAACCAAAGGGCTAGAACGTCGCCGTACCACCGAACAAACACACTGCCTGAGCGGGGTCTGAGATGCGCATAGCCATGATGGTGATAGTCGCGTTACTGGTTGCACTGGGGTGGTATGCCAACCGCCTGAACCATGATATCGATGGTGCTAACCGGATTATTGGCACTTTATCCGCTGGGATTGAGAGCCGGGACAGCGCGATCACCCACCTGCAAGATGAGGCCCGGCAACAGGCAGACAATGAGCGGGCATTACGGCAATCACTGAGCCATGCCAGCACCTTATCATTATCTCGTGAACAGAGAATTCAAAGGTTACTCAATGAAAATAAAGTCTTGCGTGATTGGTTCGCTACTGCTTTGCCTGCTGACGTTATCCGGCTGCACCAGCGCCCCGCGTTCGCCAGCCCCAACGATTATTTACGTTGGCTGTCCGGCGGTGAGCAGTTGCCCGCTGCCGGGCAGCAACCCAGTGGTTAACGGTGATTTAAGTGCCGATATCCGTCAGTTAGAAGCCGCACTGGTGGCCTGCGGGCTGCAAGTGGAAGCCGTTAAACAGTGTCAGGAACAACACCATGTTAAAACCAAAACTGTTACGCCAAGCCTTAACCGACAGTCTGCAACTGTTTCAGACTAACCCGGAGCGGCTGAAAATGTTTGTTGATGGCGGGCGCATTGTCTCAACACTGGCCCCGTCGCTGTCTTTTGAAAATCAATATACGCTGACGCTGTTTATTGAGGATTTCCCCGATGATGTTGATTATCTCTTTGTACCGATACTGGCATGGTTGCGGCAACATCAACCGGACATCATGGCAACAGAAGAAAAACGCCGCACCGGCTTTATTCATAAGGTTGATGTGATGAGCGATGTGTTGAGTGATATCCGTATCGACCTGCAACTGACTGAGCGGGTTATTGTGAAAGAGGTAGACGGTGCATTGCATGTTGACCATGCGCTGGAACCGGCGTGGCCGGGTACGCCAACACGACCAACAGCCATCTACTTTAACGGTGAAACGGTCAAATGAATGAGTTGAAACCCTTTGATGATGCACTGGCCGGACTGATTGCCAGTCTGACACCCAAAGCCCGCAAAGCGCTGGCGGTGACAGTTGCCAAACGCCTGCGGGCCAGTCAGCAACAGCGCATTAAACGCCAGCAAGCGCCCGACGGCACCCCGTATGCGGCGCGTAAATCTCAACCATTGCGTAAGCCAAAAGGCCGCATTAAACGGGAAATGTTCGGCAAATTGCGCACCGCCCGCTATATCAAAGCCAACAGTAGCCCTGATGAGGCGGTGGTTGAGTTTGCCGGGCGCGTGGAACGAATGGCGGCAGTGCATCATTTTGGCCTGCGTGATCGTCCGAACGTGCACAGCAAAGATGTACAGTATGACGAGCGGCCGTTGCTGGGGTTTGATAAGGATGATATTTCTATTGTGGAAACGGAAGTTATATTATTTCTTAATAAACATTAAAAGCCAATTGGTGATAGATAAGGTTGCCACAACTAAAATAGCAACCTTGTTTATAATAAAATTACTTTTTATTATAATACTTATCCAACTCATCTATTACTCTATTGCTATAAAATATCTTATGGATGCTTTTGGGGTTTTTAGGGTCTAATCTCCTTTCCTTACAAAATTGCTCACCACGAGCTTTCATCCCTCTCATGATTTCATTAAACTTATGATTTAATTTAATGTCGTTATATCTCTTGCGAAGTATGTCGCAAAGTACATGATATGTATGGGGGTGACCTTTAAGCGCATCCTCTTCTACAATTTGAATTTCTGGTGCATCAGGGTCATCGGTAATTCTTATTTGCATAGCTTCGTCAGATGAGGTTTTGACAAGTTTTGTCTCCAACCTTAATGATATACTAAAATTAGGATCATCATCAGCATCATATTCTTTTTCAATCTTGCTGAGGTGGTTTACTAAATTCTCCCGATATTTATTATCAATACTAAAACTATCAATATCACTAAGGTGATAAAATGAAACTGGCATTAAATAGAAATTATATTTCTTAAAGTCGTACTCAAACCAATTCATTGCAAGCGTCATGAAGTTCTTTAGTGATGCAGTTCCTATTGATTGAACCTTACTACTAAGCTTTAAGTCATTATGAATAAAATGAACTGACTCATCCCTTATCTCTATCAATAATTTAATGTTGTCCAATACAACTTTATTTAATATTCCATTTGCATTTAGTGTATGCATTGCTTTTGTTATAGATATTGTTTTGGGGTTTCCTGTTTCAGACAGAACAGTCTGCCCCTTAGATGTTAAATATATCTTGCTCTTATCATCATTATTCTCTTGAAGTAACTTAGCTTTAAGTAGCAACTCCCATGCATTTATCATTAATATAGAGAAGCTTTCCTCTCTAAATTTAAAATCAGGTTTATTATATATTTCTATTGCAGCGACGCAAGCTGTGACAGATTTATCAACCAAAAGTTGATAGAAGTATTTATTTACCTTTTCTTTCTGGCTATGATGTTGCTGAAATGAACGTATATTAAATTTATCAAAGCTAGCTGATATTTTAAGTCCATCATCTGTTTTGTTTAGAAAACTTGCCCACCGCTTATTCGCATAAGTTTTAACTGAGGATAGTCCCCATCCTGTCGCACGCTCTATGTCCTCCAAGGAGAAAAAATCGTTTTTTTCCCGACGTTCACAAAAAAATAAAAATGCCTTATCAATTTTTTGCGGTTTCTTTTCCATTGTCAGTCCTTTTAATCCATTACTAATAATTAGTACCATTAGATTATTCTATTCAATATCCTAGATTAATGTTGTGTAGCGTGTAACACAACGCCTAAGGATAGAAAGAAGTCCTGTTTGAAATGCATTATTCCCCTCATGAACACACAAACCCAACTTACTGAAATTCTGCGCCTGCTGCGCAACCTGATCCGCATTGGTACGGTGGCCGAGGTCGATCTCGACCAAGCCCTGTGCCGTGTGGCGACAGGGGACAATACCACCGGCTGGTTAAACTGGCTGACGCTGCGCGCCGGTCAATCGCGATCATGGTGGGCACCGTCTGAGGGTGAGCAGGTGTTGATATTGTCCCTCGGCGGCGAACTGGATACCGCCTTTGTACTGCCGGGCATTTTCTCTGATGACTTCCCGCCACCGTCAACCTCGGCCAATGGCCTGTATATCGCCTTTCCTGACGGTGCAACGTTGCACTATGAACCTGAAAGCGGTGAGTTACAGGCTGATGGCATCAAAACGGCGGTTATCAATGCCAGTGAATCGATAAATGCCACTGCCCCCACTATCACCTGTGCCGCCTTGGTCAAAATCCTGCTGGACACACCCGAAGTGGAATGCACCAACAACCTGACTACCGGCACGTTGAATGTGAAGAAAGGCGGCAAGATGAGCGGCAATATCGAGCATTCCGGCGGCAAGTTCTCATCTAATGGCGTGGTGGTTGATGACCATGACCACGGCGGCGTCTTGCGTGGTGGGGATTATACGGAGGGAATTAAATGACCACTGCCACCTATCTCGGCATGAGCCGCAACGCCGGGCAAACCATTACCGACGCTGACCACATCAGCCAGTCTATCGCTGACATTCTTATCACCCCTGTCGGTTCGCGGGTAATGCGCCGCGCTTATGGGTCGCTGTTATCGGAACTGATTGACCAGCCACAAAATCCGGCCTTGCGTCTGCAAATTATGGCCGCCAGTTACAGTGCCATTTTGCGCTGGGAGCCGAGGGTCAAACTGACTGATATCACCTTTGAAACCACCTTTGACGGAAAAATGGTGGTTGATATCACTGGCACCCGCACCGATAGCGCGGCCCCTCTCTCTTTAACCATTCCCGTGAGCTAACCCTATGGCAACCATTGACCTGAGCCTGTTACCGCCGCCGTTTGTGGTGGAAGAACTGGATTATGAAACCCTGCTGGCCGAGCGTAAAGCCACGCTGATATCTCTTTACCCGGAAGAACAGCGCGCAGCCGTGGCCCGCACGTTGTCGCTGGAATCTGAACCGCTGGTCAAGCTGTTGCAGGAAAACGCTTACCGCGAGGTGATATTGCGCCAGCGTGTCAACGATGCGGCGCGCGCGGTGATGGTGGCCTATGCCGTCGGCAGTGATTTAGACCAGCTAGGCGCAAATAACAACGTTGAGCGGCTGGTGATTACCCCGGCAGACCCCACGGCCATTCCCCCCATTGAGGCGGTGATGGAATCTGACAGTGATTTCCGGGTGCGTATCCCGCAAGCCTTTGAGGGCTTGAGTGTCGCCGGGCCAACCGGTGCGTATGAATATCACGCCAAAAGCGCTGACGGCCGTGTGGCCGATGCCTCGGCAATCAGTCCGACACCCGCCTGTGTCACGGTCACGGTGTTATCGCGTGAGGGCAACGGCGAAGCCTCAGCCGAACTGCTGGCCGTGGTTGAGGCCGCGCTGAATGATGAGAACACGCGGCCGGTGGCTGACCGAGTGACAGTGCAACCCGCCCACATTGAAGATTATGAGATTGACGCGGTGCTCTACCTGCATCCGGGGCCGGAAGCGGAACCGGTGCGCATGGCCGCCGAGAAGAAACTGACCGCTTTTGTCACCGCACAGCGCCGCCTTGGTCGCGACATTCGTCTGTCGGCACTCTATGCCGCGCTGCATGTTGAGGGCGTCCAGCGGGTGGTGATTAATGCCCCCCTGGCTGACGTGGTGCTGGATAAAACCCAAGCGGCTTGGTGCACCGGCAGCAGCATCACTGTCGGGGGTACGGATGACTGACCGTTTATTGCCTGTTGGTTCGTCGGTGCTGGAAGTGGCCGCCGCGCGCGCCTGTGCCGAACTGGAGAATACCCCGGTTCCGATTCGCCAACTCTGGAACGCCGACACTTGCCCGCTGCCACTGTTGCCCTATCTGGCGTGGGCGTGGTCGGTTGCCGGCAAGGATGAGGCTGAAACCACGTCTAATATCATCGGCGGTGCAGACGAGAACGGCCGCTACACTGGCATGAAAGCGCTGTTAACGGTGCAGTGGCCGCCGTTAAAGCCGGGCGATTGTTGTTTATCAAGCCGGGCTGCGGTGTCACTGCCAGTGGTAAACCCATTCCGCAAATGACGATCACCCGACAAGATGGCGACCAGCACAGCTTTAGTATTGCTGACCGGGGCGCGTATACCGGTGTAAGTGCCAGTTGGTTGCACACCAAAGACCCCAAACCGGCCAAGCCGAAAAAGGTTAAGTTAAAGCGTAAACCGAAGTTTAAACAGCTCCGCGCACTGGAACATCCCAAAGCCAAGCCGACCCGCACTAAAGCGGCTAAAGAGAAAAAACCGGTAGAGGAAAAACAAGGGGATTATCTGGCAGGGGCTGAGGATAATGTCTTTGTTATCACGACGGTTTACGCCACGCAAAAAGCTGCCATGCGTGCCGCCCAGTCTAAGTGGGAGAAGTTACAGCGTGGTGTTGCTGAGTTCTCTATCACCCTTGCCATGGGGCGCGCTGATTTATTTCCTGAAACCCCTGTTGCAGTCAACGGCTTTAAATCCGTGATAGACCAACAGAGCTGGATAATCAGCAAGGTATCGCACAGCCTGAGCAACAGCGGCTACACCACCCAATTGTCTCTCGAAGTTTTGTTGTCGGATGTGACATACGAGGCCATCGAGCAGTGAAATTCAACTAATTGATATTTATTTCACAAATGCGAATACTGGTGATAAGATCAGCATAATTACTGAATATGCAGTTTCGGAGGTAAATATGATGCATTGCCCACGTTGTAAATTTGCAGCACACGCGAGATCCAGTCGTTACCTTAGTGATGAAACTAAAGAACGCTATCACCAGTGCACGAATATTAATTGCGGCAAAACCTTTAAGACCCATGAAACAATCGTTGATACGATAATGGAGCCGGGAATAATTAATGCTGTACCGCCCCACCCTAAAGGGAATCAAGGCGTGTTGTGGATGTAA